TTATATATAGGACCTGATCAGTCTAATCAACAACTTAACTCGAGGATACACCATGGAAGGCTTCAAAAAATTACCTAAGGGCGTAGCATGCTTCAAAGAAGGCGGCTCCGTCTACAAGTCACGTCACTCTGAAAAGAAGGAAGTCTCCCAGGACATCGCCAAAGACAAGCAGATTGTCAAGAAGGCCGTCTCAATCCACGACAAGCAACAGCACGAGGGTGAAAAGACCGACCTCTCCAAACTCAAAAAAGGCGGCCGCGCCAAGAAAGAAGGCGGCTGCGTTGGTCGCTACAAGTCCGGCGGCAAAGTAGAGAATGCCTACGGCACGCCCAAGACAGACAAAGACATCAAAGACATCGCCAACACAAAAAGCCAGAAGCCTAAGAAGATGCAAATGGGTGGCATGACTGGCCCGGCGGCGGCAGGTCCCGCGGCAGCAGCACCATCCGCAGCCACTGGCCAGATGACTGAATTAGAAAAGCGCCGCATGATGGAAAAGATGGCACGCGCCAAGAAGTACCTCGGACCAGCACAGCAGAGCGAGCTGATCAAGCAGTCACCAGCAGCAGCAGGATTGACGGGTAACATCGGCTACAAAAAAGGTGGCCAAGTTAAAAAGTGCGCAGAGGGTGGCTCTTTAAAAGAGACTAACGCGGAAGAAAATCCAGGCTTAGCTAAGTTGCCGACTAACGTACGTAACAAGATGGGATACGCTAAAAAGGGCGGGAAGGTCTGCTAATGCCGTTTAAATCGGAAGCGCAAAAGGGCGCAATGTACGCCGCGGCCGCCGGCAAGTCAACCATTGGCATCCCTAAAAAGGTTGGCAAAGAGTTTGTCAAGGCCGGCCCGGCGTCTAAGAATCTACCTAATAAAGTACAAAAGCGCGCCGCTGGCCGCGGGAGATAATCTGTGGCATATTCTGGGACAACTGGCAACACCACGATCAACGTTGATCAGCTTATTTCCTATGCGTTTCGTGACGCAGGCAAAACCTCGGAAGAGATGACGCCGGAGTATGTGGACGCCGCCAAGCAGGCACTGTTTTATAACTTACAAAATCTGTCTAACCTTGGCGTTAACTTATGGTTGTTAGAAAACCAATTGTACGGCGCCGTTACAGCACAGCAACAACTCTATTTACCAAAGACAGTCATTGACGTTCGTGAAGCGAATTGGGTTTACATTATTAATTCCGAGGCTGCTGAATACCTCCCCGTGTCTAACGTAAATTCTCCTGCGGTGTTTAGTCAAAATTTAAACTTAGTCTCGACATCAACCGTTGGCGCAAATTGGTTTGGCTTAGAGTACCAGACAGCGCAACCTGTTTTTTATGTCGGCTTTAACGGCTACGCCGCTGGTGGTGGCGTCACGACATATAATTTTGCGTATGAGGTCAGTAACGACGGAGTGACCTGGACAACCGTCCAGCAGTTCCCGGCGACAACCCTATCAGATCGCGAGTGGGCGTATTTCAACATCAGCACCACACCAAACTATTCGTTTTACCGGTTACGCGAGACAGTAGCCACCACATTCTCAATCCGTCAGATTGTATTCTCAACTAGTCAACAGGTTATCCCATTGGCACGTCTAAACCGCGACGACTACTGGAACCTTCCTAACAAACAATTCCCTTCGGTGCGCTCGCTGCAGTATTGGTTTGATCGTCAGATCGAGCCGTCAATGTACTTGTGGCCTGTCCCGAACAATGACTTTCAAATGTTCCAATTAGTTGTTGAAAAACAAATGCAAGACGTTGGCTCATTGACAAATCAAATATATGTGCCCGACCGCTGGATTAACTGCGTGCAAAAACAGTTGTCGCACAGCATGTCATTACAGCTTCCAGGCATAGACATAGCACGTATTCAATATTTAGACGCACAGGCAAGCAAAGCATTTCTGCAAGCCAGTGAGGAAGATCGTGACAAATCTCCAATCTATTTCCAACCTAACTATAGCTACTACACACGATGAGCGGCGCATACGTAATGACCTATGATAACCTCGTTGCTGACGTTATCACCTACATGGAACGCGACGACGAGGGATTTGTCGCGCAAATTCCTAGCTTAATTGGCTTGGCTGAGTCGGCCATTGCCGCCGAATTAAAAACTCTATTGCAGCTAACCGTTGTAGAGACGACACTTGCTCAAAATCAGGTAATACTAAACAAACCGGCGCGTTGGAGAAAAACAGTTTCTCTGAAGGTAAATGGCGCGCCAATCGTTTTGAGATCCCAAGATTACGTTGCAATGTACCAGTCTCAATCTACTGCAGGGACACCAAAATTTTATGCAGAGTATGACTACAACAACTGGGCTATTGCCCCAGCCCCAAGTGTGGCATCAAGCGTAGAGATTATTTATTACAGCGAAATTCAAAAGCTAGACACATCAAACCAAACAAACCTGTTTACACGCGAGTGTCCGCAGGCAATGCTGTTTGGTACTTTATTGCAAGCCCAAGGCTACCTAAAAGCCTTAGATAAATTACCGGTTTGGAAATCATACTACACCGATTCATTAGCTGCCTTGAAAAAAGAAGACAACTCTCGCAGAATCGACAGAAACACAACGGTTCAGGAACCTTAATATATGCCAACATTTACATCACCGTTTACTGGTACCGTTGTTCAACCAACGGACGTATCATATTACGCGCTTAGCTTTAGCGCTAATGTACAGCTCTACTGGCCTGCGGTTGTTAATCCCCAGCAAGTCCCCGCGGCGCGTATTATTGACGCCACACCATCTGTCGCCAGTTTAATTATTAAACTGCCAGAGGCAAACCAAGGCACCACTGGCGCGGATATTTTAATCCGTAACTTTGGCGCTGTTGCGTTTACTGTCCAAGATTTTACGGGCACTGGATCCGTTTCAATCCCTGCAGGTGTATCTAAATACTTCTACCTATCTAATAATTCAACTTCTGCGGGTGTCTGGCAAAATGTTACATTTGGTGCTGGCACATCATCTGCTGATGCCGCCTCATTAGCTGGCGCGGGTTTAGTGGCGCTTTCCGGCAAACTAAACGCTACGCAAAATATTATTGAAGTATCTTCCCCGCCTACAATTACCGACGCCAGTCGCGCCAGTACATTTGTCTGGACATCCAGCAATAACACCGTTAACCTACCAACAGCGACTAGCTTAACAGGTGGCTGGTTTATTGCGTTTAGAAATGCCGGGACAGGTACGCTAATATTTGCACCGCAGGGCACGTCACTAATTAACGGCGGAATATCATTATCTGTAAATCCAGGAGAGTCTGGTTTTATTATGTTCCAGCAGTCAACCAACAACTTCCTTACTGTTGGTTTGGCAACTCCGTCCAATGTAACATTTACATCATCAACATACGACGTAGATTCTATTATTGGTAGCACGTTTAGTTTAGTGTCATACGCGCCAATTATTCAAACATACGTTGCACTGTCTGGCACACGATCAACTAATTTGGCTGTTACCCTTCCGGCCACGACACAACTGTATGTGTTGGTTAACGATACGGGCCAGCCAACATACAATATCACGTTCCAAGTATCTGGGAGCCTACAGACACCAATTAGTTTATCGGATGGCGCAATTGCTTTGGTGCTAAGTGACGGTAACTTTTTATATGTTATTAGCCAATCAACAACCAATATATTTCTTGCAATTAATGGATCTGCCGCGGCACCATCGCATTCGTTTATTAGCAACACCAACACAGGTATGTATTTAGTTGGGACTAATGTGCTTGGACTATCAGCCAACTCAACTAATATGTTAAGACTCGATAATACCAACACGCTAAGTCCGCAAGTATCAACACCAGCAACATTTAATGCAGGATTAATTGGTGGCGGAACGTTCTAATGGCGGGCGAAAACAAATTACCCGACCAGTATAATCTGGTCTATACGCTTGGCGTACAGCCGGGTATAAAACGAGATGGCACAACATTTGAGTCACGCGAGTTTAGTGACGGAGAATGGTGCCGTTTTCAACGTGGTGTGCCTAAGAAAATGGGAGGTTACCGTGAGCTGTTTGCGACCTTCACCGGCATCCCCCGCGGCATGATTGCCAATTCATTTAACGGCGTTAACTATGTATTCGTTGGTAACGAGTTTGGTTTAGAAGTATTTACAACAGGTACTACGTTTGGTGTTGGCAGTGGCCCACTTACTGTAAATATTTTACCGGGATATTCTCCATTTACATTAGTATCAAACACTGTCAGTCAGTTTGTTGTAGCAACCAATGTCACCGCGGCATTCCCGGCTGGCATGAAAGTTATTTTTAATAATAACACCGCCACACAAACAACGGTAATTAGCTCGTCATATACAGCACCAAATACTACGGTGATTGTGACAACGTCAAGTATTGTGGGCACACCAACTACGGTGTCGTTGTACGATGAAACATTTACTCCCGATCCAACTTTGTTGTGGCAGTTTGACTTACAGTACTCACCTGCGGGCGGATCGTTACAAGTATTGGCGCATCCAGGTCGTAACCTAGCAAACATTGACAACGCCATTCAGACCCAAGTACTAACGGGCAGCCTGTTACCAAACTCTTCTAATCAGTGGAATTTTCAAGGGCTGGCTGATACAGGCGGGCAAAATCCAACTTACCGTCCAATTGTAGTAGATGGTGGCGTCTGTGTATTGTATCCATTCACGTTTGTGTATGGATCAGATGGGTTTATCGCCAACAACAACGTCAGCACCAATACAACGCTGACAACATACAACCAACAAACAATTACCGACTGGAACGGAGCAACCGCCAACCAAGTCAATATGGCCTCATCTAAAATTGTTAAGGGCTTTCCCGTGCGCGGCGGTACTAACTCACCGTCTGGATTGTTCTGGGCAACGGACAGTTTGATTCGCGTATCGTTTTCAGGAACAACGCCCCTCTACTGGCGTTATGATATTATTTCTAGCCAGATCTCTACAATATCATCCTCGTGTTTTGTCGAGATGGATGGTATTTTTTACTGGATGGGTGTTGACCGTTTTTACCAATACAACGGTGCGGTCTCTGTACTGCCAAATGATAAGAACGTAAACTGGCTATTTGATAACCTCAACTTTGTACAGCGCCAAAAGGTATGGGCCACTAAAGTGCCTCGGTATAATGAGATCTGGTTCTTTTATCCTCGCGGTGACGCAGCCGAATGTACCGACGCAATTATTTACAATGTAAAAGATAAGATCTGGTACGACGCTGGTAGCGCATCTGGTTCGCGCAGATCATGCGGTTATACCACCGAGGTATTTCCAACACCAATCTGGGCTAGTTGGGAGGACATTAACACATTTAGTCCGCCGTTTACTGTAATCGCCAAACCCGCCAGCCAGCCAGCTTTAAACAACAACCAAATTTATTTAAACGGCGATATCTCAGTTACATTTGGTGCTGGTGATTATGTCGCGACATCAAACGGCGACAATCCAACGGTGTACAAGGTAGTAACTAGCCAGTTTATATTTACGTCTGCTATAACAGCAACTAACCCGCAGGGTGTAACGTTAATTACGGTAGACGAAGATTTTAACCCGTCGCTTGTCGCGGGTAATTTGGTGTACTACATCGAGGGCGGATACCCACTCTGGCAGCATGAGTTTGGCACAAACGCGGTTACATTTAACCAAGAGCTTGCAATTACGTCTAGTATCACAACCTGCGATATTAGTTGGGTTGGTGGAATACCGTCTCAAGACAGCGCCACCGGCGTGAATCGCAGGATGCACCTACGACGTATTGAACCAGACTTTGTGCAGGCCGGCACGATGGCATTAACTATTTTAGGCCGCAAATTTGCCCGTGGAGTGGCAGAAACCTCAGGCCCTTTTTACTTTGACCCAGACACCGGTAAGATTGACCTGCGCGTTGAACACCGTGAGGTCCGCCTTAAGTTTGAGTCTAACGAATTGGACGGTAACTTTGAGATGGGCCGCCTGCTAATTACGGCAGAATACGGCGACGAAAGACCATGAGTATTCAGCAGTATTTTCCAGTTAACCCAGAGTATATGACATGGGAGGATTGGAACGGCAACTTCTTGCATTACTTTGGTGAAGAGCCAGTTATGTATAGTCCCGAAGCTGACTGGAAATTAGTAGCAAAAAACATTAGTCAGTTGACCACTTTTGAGAGCTATCCGGTCCCAGACCCAGAAGCGTTTGAGACATGGCAAGAATGGGCCTCGGCGCTTAGCTTTATTTTAAACGGCCCAACCCAGTAAAAGGGGCGCTAAAGCGCTCTTTTTTGTATTATTATATATAGAAGCAATCTAACCCTAGGGAGTTACCATGCACGGTTTACAGACACTTAAGTATATAAACGAACAGGCTGCAGCCAAAGCAATTTTAGCTAAGGCAGTGAAAGAAGCATTGGCCTCTAAGGCAAAAAACATTACTCAGTAATGTCTTCTTTTGTAGATTCAAAACACCAAAAATTATCACAAGATGAGATAATTAATATTGCCGCCCTGGAAACCGGTGGCAAGTACAGCTCCGAGCAGGTTAAGGCGAGTCTATTGGCAGAGGCTCACGAGCTGGGCGCTATTATGATACAAGAGGGAAACACTATTTATGTTGTACATCGTTCGCTTGAGCGTCCTGATGTTGCTTTATTTCGTGCGTTAAACGCAGACACTATTCCAAATTATTGTAAAAATTCGGTAGTGTTTGCCCAGGCGATTGGCATGGCTGGGTTTAAGTATTTGGTGACTGAGTTTGAAGAAAAAGGTTTACTAAATGTTTTTAAGTATGTGTACCGTAACGCACCATTTCCAAACATGGGGTACGACGTTCAAAAAGCAGAAGGCCAAGAGCTATATCGGGTTACTGTTAACTTAGGTGACACCGAGACACAGGGTGGTTTACCCCCAACACCTGCGCAGCCGTCTGAAGGACCACTATAATGAGTGGTGTAGCCTCAGCGGTCAGTGATGTTGTCTCCGTAGTATTTGAACCAATCGAGCAAGTTGGTAATATTGTCTCCGACGTTGTCCGTGAAATTGGTAGTGCTGTTGAATCGGTTGGCCGGGAGGTTGGTAAGATTGGTCAAGCGGCAATTAACGATCCCGTCGGAACAACACTTAAAGTTGCCGCGGTCGCGTCAGGTCAATGGTGGGCACTACCCTTAGTATCCGCTGGATTGGTTGTTGCCAACGGCGGTGATATTGGTCAGGCCGCCCTAGCCGCTGGTATATCATTAGCGGCTCAGGGTGTCGCCTATGGTGTCGGTGAGGCGCTAGGCTCAGCCGGATCCGGCATATCAGATATGATGGCCACAGACGCCGCCAGTATGTCTGCGTCTGGATTAAGCTCAGCCCAAATTGCAGATACGTTAGCGTCATCGTATGGCGTGGCGGCAGAAATTGCGTCGACCACCGCAGATTTAGCTAGTATGGGCCTAAGCGCGTCTCAAATTGCCGCGGACCTAGGCTCGACGTACGGATCACAATTTGCGGCTGAGGTAATGACACCCCAGCTACAAAACACACTAGCCAACGTCGCGGCCAATACCGCGGGCTCTGGTGTCAGGGCAGCTGGTAGTGGTGGTGACCTAGAAGATATTCTAACTGCCATGGGCACCGCAGGCTTAGGCACCGCCGTTAGCGCCGGGACCACATCTGGATTAAAAGAGTTAGGTGCCGGCACTAAAGTGGCTGGTAGCGTTGGCGCCGCGACTGGTGCCGCCGCAGCTACCGCAGCATCTGGTAAGAATGGCACGGCTGCGTTTTTAAATAGCCTAATCAACACCACGCTTGCAGAGGGTGGTAAGCAGAGTAAAGCTATTTTAAAACAAGGTTGGGACAAACTAAACAGCACTGTCGGTGAGTACAACGGGCAGTTAGCTAAGACAGAGGCCCTGCGCGAGTCTACACTAACGCCGTTAGAAAAAGAAGCTAAGGCCGCAGAAGACGCAGTAAACGCAGAGCTCGCCGCATATAAACCAGTTCGTGATAAGTTTTCTAATTTAGTTACTCAGTACGACGCAGCAAAGGCCGCCGGTGATGTAGCACTAGCAAATAGTTTAGCAGATCAGGCAAATGCTTTGATTCCAGAACTTAACGCGGCAACAGAAAAATACAATAGCGTTTACAATGACTACGAGGCAAAGCTAAACAACTACACCGCTGGCGTTGAAAATTTTAAAACTGAAGTACAAAAAACAAATGAGTTAAAAGAAAATTACACTAAGAGTAGCGAAGAGCTTGCGGCGGAGACACAAAGATTAACTGCCGCGGCAGATAAAGTTGTTAAAATGTCTGAGCCGGTTGCGCAGGCATTTAGTGAGCTTTACAAAAACGGTGAAGACGTTGACTTTGCTTTGGAAAAAGCTAACCAGTTAAATGGTATGTCTGCAACGTCACAAGAATTTTTTAATAGGCAGTATGGCACGACACAAGATTTAGATTCTTCGTTTGAGTTTGCTAATAAAATAAACTCATTGGGTGAGCAAGAGCAAAATGTTTTCTCTGCCGCCGCTAAGTACGGTATTGATAACGACACCGCATTTGAAATTGCCCCAACAATATCTAGCTTTGACCCGAGGCAACAGGCCGCGTACATTAACGCACTAAAAGAAGGATATGGTGCTGAGGGTGCAGACTTAATTGCAGCCTTTTCATCATTTGCAGGGCCTGAGACTATTACTAGGGCACCGCTAGACATCAAGCAATCTGATCAGTACAAAGAACTAGAAAGTATATTTGGTCCGGAGGCGGCTAATGCCTGGATCGAGGGTCAAGTTGAAAGCATTAAGACTGGCAAAGAGTTTGCTCCTTTAGCCTCTACGTCTGATACACCGTTAGTGGAGTCCACAAGATTTTTTGATAGAAAATATTGGGATCCAATTGCAAAGCAGTGGGTTGCAACGCCAGGTCAGGAAGTTGAAACTGGTGGCATGGACACCACGGGTCTAGAAACAGGCCAGGCAGTAACTGGCAAACAAGGCCCCGCACTAACCGCTCAAGATCTAAAAGACTACTACCAAGCTGGTGAAATTTCTAAGGCTGAGTACGATACGTACATTCAGAAATTAGGCGCTACGCCAGACCCACAGCTTACTTTACCGACGATTCAAGACCCAACCACAATGGACTGGTTGAACTCGTTGTCAAAAAATAAAACAACACCAGCGGGGCCTAGCTCAGTAGGGCCCACACCAGGTACCCCGGGTGTGCCAAGTGCGACAGCTCCTGTAGGTGGCGCTGGCGTCGGGCAACCAGTCCCAGGTGGCGCAGTACCCGGGGCCCCTGCAGGCACAAGCGCAGGCACCGCTAGTGGTGCTGGGACAGGAACAACAGGTACAGGCACAGGTACAGGCACTGGATCTGGTGGCTTTGGCTTAAGTGGTACAGGAGGCTCAGCGTATGGTAGTGGTAGCTACACAATACAAGGACAAGACCAATACGGCGGCATTAAAAATCTAACACCAGGATTGACAGAAAGAATGGACTACACTCTAGCAGGCTTACCAACCGATGTTGACGCGATCAACCCAATGACGCAAGTTCCTACATTTGCTACTGGTGGGTCTACTTCCTATGACCCATTTAGCACTGGCACTGGCGGCTCCGGTGGAATCAGCGGCTCTTTGACTCCGGGTTTAAGCAAAGCACAAATTAATTATATCCTTACAGGCCTACCTGGCAACAATGTCGCCGTACCCGGTAAGGCTGAGGGCGGCTCAATTGAAGGGCATAACCCAGAGTTTTATTCAGAGGGCGGCTTGTCCTCAATGGAGAACCGCTACGTTGAAGGTGAAGGTGATGGCACAAGCGATTCCGTTCCAGCGATGTTGGCTAACGGCGAGTTTGTAATCCCTGCGGATGTAGTATCAAAGATTGGCAATGGTAGCAACGAGGCAGGCGCTGGTGTATTAGATCAGTTCTTAGTAGAAATCAGAAAACATGCTCATTCTAATGGTGAAAAGTTGCCACCAGATAGCAAGGGCCCACTGGGCTATTTATTAGATGCAAAACGTAAGGTAAAGGCATAATCATGGCTGGCTTAAATAACATTATCTCCAACACAGCGCAGCAGCAGACAACACTGCCGTCTTGGTTTGACACTGCGCAGCAGAACGTTGTCAGTCAGGCCGGGCAAGCATTCGGTGCTGCGCCTGGGCCACAACAGACAGTCGCACAAAACGCGGTAAACCAACTGCAAGGCCCCAACAACGCATTTAATCAGGCCTCTGGTACCTTGCAAAACATTGCGACCGGTGCAGCCAATCCATTCATTACCAACCCAACCACCGGCCAAGTAACTCCAAATACTGGCACGGCGCTAGGTGGTTTATTTCAGGCACAGAACCAGCAGCTGCAACAGCTGATGCCCAACATTACCGCGCCTGTCGAGGGTGCCAACATTGGCTCGGGTCAGTTTGGTAGTTTACGTGGCCAGACCGCCGTTAACAAGGCCATGGGCGACGCCCAGGCTCAGTTAGCAGCACAGCAAATGCAGGCGGCACTAACAAACCAGGCGACTGGCGTAAACGCCGCGCAGGGTGTTGGTAACTTAGAGCAACAAGAAATTAATAATCTGTTATCTGTTGGTCAGTACCAGCAGGCCTCGCCGTTCACCAACGTATCCAACTACGGTAAAATTCTGGGTGGTATCCAGGCACCAACCACGGTATCCAACCAAACACAATTGTCGCCACTCAACCAAGTTGGTGGCTTGATTGCTGCACTGGGTGGCACCGGTGGTAGTACTGGTATTTTAAATAGTTTGGGTGTTGGTGGTTTAACTGGATTGTTTAATACGGTTGGTGATTATTTTAAAGGACCTGTAACATACCAAGGTCCTAGCTATGGCACTAATCCAAATTTTAATAATAGTGATTTTAACACAGAGTCTTTTGATTAAGGTAGACTATGGCCGCAACTAATGCACTTGATACATTAATTCGAGATACGCCGGAACCAGCGGCACCATTACCTACGGGTAAGACTGCCGCCCCTAAAGGCCCGTATGCACTGCCTACGGGTGGATCTCCGACAGGTGTGGACCCTGCCCTGTTAGAGAACATGCAGAAGCTAATCGCCGAACGTGAAAGGCAAAAGGGTAGTTTCCTTGAGTCACTAAAAGACGCAAACGCCTGGTGGTCTGGTGGCGAAAAAGGCCCTGGAGCTGCGCTATCGGCCCGTGCTAAAGACCGCGAGGAGCAAGAGGCTACTACGTTTGGTATGAAGAGCCAGATTGCCCAGTACAAGGCCCAACAGGCCTTAGCACAGAAGACACAACAAGACGTATTAAGTGCCTTGGGTGGTGGTGCTCCCGGTGCTCCTGGTGGTGCCCCTGGTGCCGGTGGTGGTTTTGGTACCCAGATTGATCCTGCAATTGCTAATCAAATTCGTGATCTGGCCGCTACTGATCCTGCCGCAGCTCAAAAATTGTTGCAAGACCATACTAAGAAGATGGCTGAGTACACGGCACAAGCTCGTATGAACCCAGAGGCCTACAAAAAGATTATTGAAGTCCGTACTCCAAATGGTTTTGATACTGTTTCTTTAATGGATATACTCAACAACCCACAAAAGTATATACCAACTGAAAAAGGCGCGGCACAAGTTCAGTCTCAAACTGGCGGTGTAACACCAGAAAACATCAGAACCGTTGAGAGTGGTGGTCGTCCTGACGCAGTTAGCCCTAAGGGCGCGCAGGGCGTTATGCAGGTCATGCCTAACACACAGACAGACCCCGGGTTTGGTGTGGCTCCTGCTAAAGATAAAAGCCCTCAAGAGCTCGAGCGTGTTGGTCGTGACTACTACGCGGCTATGCAAAGTAGATACGGCCACGATACTTTGGCAGCTATTGCCTACAATATGGGCCCAGGTAAGACAGACGAATGGCTCAAGGCTGGCGCTAACTTTAATAAATTACCCGCAGAAACACAGGCATACATTGGTAAAGTTAATCTTGCCAACGCAATGCAGACAAGACAGTCTCCTACTGCTGCAACGCCAGTGGCGAGCACTCGTGCGTTTAATCAAGTTCAGCCAATGCCGGAGATGCCTAAGTCTGCGCCGTTAGCCCCTCCTGAGTTTGCTGATAACTTTCCGGTTGTCGCAGGCGAAGAGAAGCAGGCCAGAAGCATGCCTGCTCCTGCTCCTGTAGCGGCTCCTGCTCCTGCTCCTGCTCCTGCTCCTGCTCCTGCTTCTGTAGCGGCTCCTCGTCAGCCTATTACTCCGGTGTCAGAAAAGACAATGCCTCAATTGCGTGCAGAACAAAGAGCATCAGAAGAACTACAGTCTGGTATCGCAAAAGGCCAAGCTGAAAACATTGTTAAGAGTGAGGCTGAATTTAGGTCTTCAACAGATTCTAAATCAGTTGCTGAGCGTAGGGCTTCCGCAGAGCGTGTTATTCAGTTAGTCGAGCAAAATCCTAAAGCAGTCGGAGTAATTGCTAAGCCAGGTGTAATGAACGCGCTTGCGACAATTGCCCGCGATGGACTGAACACACCGTCAGGCGCCGTCGGCATTAAGACAATTGAGGATGCACTCGTACTGTCTATGCCCGGATCCACACAACAAATAGTTAACGCCCGTAAAGAGATTGCACAGAACCTAGCGCGTGGTGCCTTAGAGGCATCTAAGCTATCACAAGGTCAAGGCTCTGTATCTGACTTTGAGCGTACCATGTTTGAGAAGATCGCCGGCTCATTGGCGGATACTCCTGAGCTCTTAATTAAGCGTCAGAAGATGCTACTTGCCCGCGCTGATTTAGATAAGCAACTTGGTGGTATGTATCGCACAAGCAAGGTACCTGGCAAACCAACCGACTACGAGTCTTTTACTACTAGACCTGATGTTGTTAAGTTAATTGATACCTACGAAGAAAACTTACGTAAGATTCTAGGCACTGACATTGTGTTGAATAAGCAGGCTCCAGGTGCTGTTCCAAAATACGACGCACAAAAAGAAGCTCGTTATCAAGAGTGGAAGAAAAACCAAGGGATTAAGCAATGACAGAGCAAGAAGAATTTGAGTTTCGTCAAAGACTTGAGCAAGAGCAGGCAGCCCCAACGTCTTCTGTAGAGGTTCGTGGTGCGACTGAGGCCGACTTAATTGATCCATTATATGGTACAATTGGCGGCGCGTTTGTTGGTCAGGCTGTAGGGCCGGCCGTTAACAAGGGCGTTGAGGCAATGCGTAGCGGAGCCCCCAGTGCCCCGTCCGCCCCCGGTACCCCCGGTGGTGCCTCCCCTGGTCAAAAGTTTGCCGCAAAGACAGGCTATGGCTCTGGTACTGGCTATACTGTAGAGGAAGTCGTAGAGCACAAAAAAGCACAAGAGAAGCCAATTGGTAAAGGCAAAATATCCAGCAAGATTGCAAGTAATTCACCAATGAACGTGGATCGCATGCTGCAATTGGAGGCCGCTAAAAAAGCCGAAGATGCGCGCCGCGCCGCGGCATTGGCCCCAACCGGTCTTATGGCTAAAATGCCGGAGCCTGTGCAGGCCGCTAGTCGTTTCCTTGGCGGTGCCGCGCAGTCTGGCCTCACGCCGTACCTTGGCCGCGCTGTAGCCGGGGGTGGTGCCGGCTATCAAGGCTTTGACGCATACAATCGTTTCCAACAAGGCGACTACCCAGGCGCCGCTATTAGTGGCCTGGGAGCGCTTGGCTCTGCCGCTGCATTTGTTCCCACCCCGTTAACTCGCTTCGGTGGCTCTGCGGTCGGTATTGGCGCCGAGATGCTGAACATGTACCTTGACAGCCTAAAGAAAAAAGTAGAGGGGGTGGGCGCACCAGCTGCCGCTTCTGCTCCAGCCTCTGCGCCGGGTATGGCTAAGGGTGGAAGGACTGGTGCGTTAGAGTCAATAGCAAAAAAGACAAAAGGGTTCCTCGAAAGTACACCACTAAAGCCAAATGAGCTTGTAGGAACCCGCTTTAAATCAACTGACCTTGGTGGCTTGATTGAGCCAACACCGTTTGATATTGAGTCTGCACTTGGCGCAAAAGTAATTCACAGACCCTATGATTTATCTGGTAGAAACCAACGTATTGAAGAAATATCCGGGCACAAGTTACTCAACCCTGTTATTACAGAAGGCGGACAGCCTTTTGGTCGTGATATAAAACTCCAAGCTACCGGTCAAGGTGGTGCGTCTAATAAGTCTATTAACGACCGCATTTTAAAACGTGTTGAGGCTGCAGCTAAAGAAGGCGATGGTCGAGTATTTAATGTACCGTCATCTATGACCTATGGTTCTGAGGCATTTTCTAATATGCCAATTGATATTTTGCTTGATTTGATTAAGCAAAGAGAACTTCCGACAGATACATTAAAATATTTAAGTAATTTGGTTCGTGCAAAAAACCCAAACCTACAAAAGTTTGTTGGCTTTGAACACCCAGAAGTTGCTAAGCAATTTACAGAGGGTGGTTTTGAGTTGGCTACAACTCCAGGTAAATTAAGAATTGCTGGTACAAATGTTTTAACTGGAAAAACTAATAAAGCTCAAGAATTACTTGACTACAATCAAGAAGATTTGTTTGCAGCCATTCGCGCACCAGAGTTAAGGGACGTTCCGCCAGGGTATATGGGTCAAACTATTATGGAAGCTGTTCCCGGTCACCCTGGATTTAAAACAGGTAGTCACCGTGCATATGATTCCGGCGATGCTAGTACATACAGAGGCCAAGGTATTAACGCACCTATTTCTATATGGATGCCTGATCAATATAAACAAGCATTGGCCGAAGTAAGATCCGCGCCAAAGACTGCGGGTAATTCACCTGGCCATCAACGTGCTATGGCAAGAAACGTTTTAGGCACTGCAGAATCGGGCGTTGCCCAAACCATCACACCGCAAGTAGCTGACAACTTACAGCGCTACCAAGAGGCTATTAGTTCCGGTAAACTTGATGCAAAAGACTTAGATGCAATACACAGATATATTTACGGTAAAAAAGCCGAACAATACGCCAAAGGTGGTAAGGTACTGAGTGCTATAAAAAAGATGTCGGAAGAAGCTCGGGAGGCCTATAAGGCCAAGTTCACGCCGGGCTTCTACCATGGTAGTCCAGATCCTAGCATAACTTCTTTTGACCCGTTAAAGTCTACTAAGCGTGACGTTGACTTAGTTACCCCCGGCGTTACATTTGCAACAAAACATCCTAAGTTTGCTGACAGCTTTACAAACGGTAAAGGACCTTACATTAGTTTAAAGACTGGTGAGGCAATGCCTGCAGAATTATACACTAAGGGTGCCACAATGTATCCTGTTAGCATAGATTTGTCTAATCACTTTGATCCTATGACGCCTGAAGGATTCCAAGTTGTCCGCGATTACGTAGCTAAAAAGTACGCGGACAATCCAGAAATGGCTAGTAAGTTTAAGTCCAGAATACAAGACCCACACTCTAACTGGACGTCAATGGAAAGCCCATCTTTTTTACAACACCTAAGAGACACAGGCCACACCAGCTTTGCTGTAAACGAAAGTGGGTATCCTAACGTAGGTGTATTTGATCCCACTAAGATCCGTGGCAAGTTTGCTAAGTACAACCCCGAAGACGCTGAGTCGCCTGACTTTATGAAGGCCGAGGGTGGTCCTGTGCAGAACTTTAGTAGGGGTGGTATTGCGTTAGCCGAAGAGATTATCAAGCACACTATTGGTCAACATCCAAAAGTAGCGCAAGCATTAGAAGAGTACCTAAAAGGTAACATCACTAAACAACAGCAAATGGATGTTACGCGTCAGTATTTACCTATTAGACAGTGGGACAAACTTCCTCCCGATTACACAGACGAACAAATTCGTAATGCTTTAAGATCCAATCAGTTAGATAAAGCATTAGCACCAGTGCCGGTGAGGAAAGAAACTGGGAATCGTTTAGATATTAACGCATATACAAACAACAATCCACCTGTTTTTGTAGACACTGTCCACGACATTAATGATAACAATAAAGTTATTAGCTACAACAGAACCGGCCACTTAAAAGACGTTAACTTTAAGTCTTTACCAAACTCAGCTGTTATGATGGGTCTGGGTACAAGAGAGCAGGCGCTTACGCCTATGGGCGCCCAAATGGGTAAGTCTAAGGCACCTATAGCAATGATACAAGGCACCAACGTTGGTACATCAGACGCTGAAGTTCGTCGCATGATGCAAGAGATGATGAAGGATCCTGCGTATACTCAAATTGGTATGGACCCCCGTGTTGGCTCACAGTTTTACGACAAGGCAACTGATCGTCCTATCTGGACATCTGGTGAAAAGTTTCAAGCTGGTCCATTAGTCATTGTCCCTAAAAAAGACATTGAGACAACTGATTGGAATGACCCGCGATTATTACTGAAAAAGTTCCCTGGTAAGACTTACGCTAAGGGTGGATTAGCTGCCCTTAAGAAAAAGAAGTAATCACTTCCGGTAGCGCTTGCCGTACCAGCCCTCCGCCGCAAGAGGAAAGTCAGGAGCCCACGTTGGCGGCTGTACCATAATTCTGGTAACGTCAGCCAGTGCGGACTCCCCGCTTTGTTCTTCCACTAGGAGCAGCACCTCGTCATGAATACTGTTGATCACCTCGTAACCGGCTTTCTCAAGATTAAGCATAGCAAAGGCAAGACAATCTCTGGCGGTACCCTGCACAGCGGATTGAAAAATAGAGCTCCCAATAATTTGGTTTCTGCTCCACTGCCGAGTAAACGTGTTCTGGCTATGAACAGTGACGCCGAGCTTCTGCTGTCCCCACGGAGTGGTGACCAGCTCGAGCTGTGGCCGCTGCCAACAAATAAGTCTGCCTGATGGTAGTTGCATCCACAGAACATTTTTGGCAACTTTCAAAACCAGTCTATCACCGGCGCGAAACGGGTTGCCGGGATTCTCTACTGCTTGAATCGCAGCGCCCTCGCACATCTCCCATAAATCCTTTACACGAGCATAGGACGTGCGATAATTATCTACTGCGTTCTTTGCCTGTGCTTCTGATAGCGTAACACCCATCCCCTCAGCGTATTTGACTAGGCCCTTAGCACCTTGACCAAACATCGCACCCAAAACTGCCGACTTAGCAATTTGTCTTTGATCCTTTGTAACTTCTTCATACGGGACTCTGTATAAGGAGGTAGAAGCGAATGTTTTGTACTCATCTAATCCCTTTCTAAACATCTCTATTTTATCTTTTTGCCCAGCCAGGTAGACGCCAACTCGGTTTTCAATTGAGCTAAAATCCACGTCAACGAAGGCTTGTCCGGGTGGCGCCGATATGGCGCTTCGAACGAGCGACGAGAGCTCGGACATTGATCCCAGTCCTCCATCAAAGACTCTTGATATAGCTCGTTCAATCTCTCCATCTTCCAGAGTGGGACGAGCGATATTCTGTAGATTGAGTCCACCACGGCTCGCCCAGCGGCCAGTACTAGCGCCATGATATACCAGTGTATTCCGAATCCGTCCTTCACGTTGTATCTCCAACATTTTAGCGTACTTAGCCACGCTAGTCTGGCTTCCATCTTGACGCAACTCCAGCGCACGTTTAAGGTTAGCTGGTATGTTGCACTGCAGCAATTTTGATACGGTCTCTGCGGTCAGGTCGGGTATTTCGACATCAAACGTCTTCATCCAATCCAGCAGCTTGGCCCGCTCTGAGGGCTTGCAGCCGGTCAACCACAGGCACTCTTGGTCAATGTTTCTCTGTGCGTCACAGACGGCCTGTGTGGCGTTTAGGAGCTCTGTAGGATCGACCGGTACGCCTCTTGTATTGATCCGCTGGGTAAGGGTCCAGACTTCCTGTTCGACGGCTGTAAGGGGCCTCAAATTGGCTACAATCGCCATTTCTGTGCGTACGTCCTGGGCGCAGTATTCGTAAAGTTCCTTTAATAGCTCGGGGTCGTTATTAAAGCCTCCTTTAATACTGGGCTTGGATAGCTTTTGAATGAGGCGCTTACCGGAGGCGTCTTTTTTGTGCTCCGAGTCCATAAAGGCACCGGCGTCGTCCAGGCTCTGTGGGATGTTATTGGCTGCGGCTATGGCCATGGAGTCAATGCACTGCTCCAGCTTTAG